GCGAGTGTGCCTTGCGAGCCGCGCGAACGCCAGCGACTGCGGCATCGCGAATCCCGCGACGCTCGGCGATGCGCTCGAAAAGGCGAAACGCGCGATGATCGAGGTCGATGAGACGGCATGACAGTGACAGACTGGACCGGCAGCCCGGCGCCCGCGGCCGGGCTTTTTTATGCGCAATTCCTACCCCAGGCATCGTGAGAGCCTCCAGCGCCACTATCGGTGGGCACCGTAGTTTCACGTATACCGCTACGCGGTAGCCACGATACCCGGATGGGCGGTCGTTCTGTTCGGGTTCTGTTAACCTTACCAAAGGTCAACCGGAACCATCGCCGAGTATGTTAGGGGTCGCCTTGCTCCGGTTACGTTGCTCGCTCATAAGTGTAGCAACGGCAAGGGGTTACCAAAGGAACGCCTTGGTTTATTCGGGTTTTGTTACCCTAACAAACGTCGGACGGGGGGCGGACCGATTTTGCGGATTGGTTCAATAAACTGTAGGCCTGTACATTTTTGCGCAAAATCTGGGGGACATTTACTCTCTATAGGGTCTAGTAGAGTTACAGTGGCTTAGGAATCCCGCGAATGTGGTGCCACTCACATGTTTCGAGCCACTCACCTGACCCTGGTTGCACTAGGTCTCCCTTGCGGTCGAGGGTTTATATCGGGCTTCGCCAGGGGTGGCATCGGGATGGTGCCTTTGTAGGGTGGTATCGCGATCACCGTGTTTCGGTGTCTTCCATCTCATATCTGATTCCTTTCCCGAAAATGGGTGCAATCGTTGCCCTGCCACATGTTGGTTCTCTTCTGCGGCCGAGGCGACGTTACACGTAGTCCTACGTAGTGTCACATTGGTATGATGTTCTCCTGCATCCCGCGAATGGGTCTACTTGTATCCTTTGGACTGCGAGTAACGGGTTGACTCATTGTCCTTTAGCACGATCAGTGGCAGCCACATCGAGGCGTGGAGCTTTTCCATCTACTGGTGATGTGCTTCGCCGTTGAACATGCCATCGAGCGCCTTTATTGGGGGTCTGGACACAAACCGGCCACAGATTTCGCATCGAGGCGGCCAATCGCTACCACCATGTACTGGGCACCTATCGTCAGGTTCTAACCGATCTATACCACATAGGCAATCGCTATTCTCTTTGCAGGTGTGTTTCTTCATGGGCTTTCCCCGCGAACGAGTCGCGGTCGATCCAGTGTTTCGTGGTGCAGGCATCGCATCGGCCAGGAAGACGGGACTGGCCACCATACGTACCCTAGCTCTCCCGACAATCTTGCAGTCATGTGGGGATGGCCCTACGCTGATCTCGAAAACGACAGGCCAATCAAGCGGGGTGGTGCCTGTTTCCGTGCTGGCGTGGGCAGCGTGCTCGGCATAATGCTTTAACCAATAGTCATCTATGTCATCCTCGACCTCCAGGGGGTATTCACGCAATCTAGCACTGTCGTATGAAAGCGGCCCATGTACGGAATCATCTATACAGGGGATTGAGTAGAAGACGTACTGGGTCATATTGTGTCCTTTCCCTTGATAGAGGCCAGGGCCTTATCCCGCCCCGACTTCGGTAGCTTCGAGATATGGTTAATAGCGAGGGCCAAGTCGCGGTCCCGCTTCTTCTGGCCGCAGGATGCGGCGGCATGTCACACGTTCGACATCGCCTTCATGCGATTCGCATACACGTCGTCTGGCTCGTCGTACAAGACACACACGTCAATGGCGAATTCGTAATCCCGTTCATCGGCACAGACGTTGATGGCGGGGTTGAGGCCCGCCCACTCCGATAGGTCGATGCTTCGCAACGCCTCGATGGGCTCAATCGCTTCGTCGGGTCGTCCTGCACAGCAACCAGGGCGTCGCCCATAAGGTCGCGTAACCAACTAGCGCAGATCGCCCGCTCGTCACTAGGGTCGCCATCGGTGGCCTCGACCCATTGAAGTGCGTTGCGAAGCCGAACCATGTCCAGACGGAGACCCGCCTGAAGGAGCTGAGTCCCTATATTCAGATCGGTGTCGAGGGGCTGTTTCATATCAGGCTCCTTGTTGAGTCTTCTCGTCGCCACACATTCACTAGGTGCCGCAGCGACATGACGTTGTAGTGCGTGTTCTCTAGTGCGAGCAGGTAGTGCTGCCCGTCATCTATGCCTTCTCGATGATCCTCGGCGTGACAGTGCCCGTGGATGTTCAGGTCGAAGTGGTCGCCATGCACGGGTTCGTGCGTGAACAGCAACCTCAGCCCAAACAAGTTCAACGTGAATTGGTCGCAGGCGAAGTCGAAGCCATGCTCCATGTACCACATTGCGCTCTTTCGGTCATGGTTCCCGCGAACGAGCACCTTGCGGCCTGGCAGCGTCGGGATGTAGTTGTCCCACTGGTCCGCACGCGCCACCATCACGTCGCCGAGGTGGATCACCAAGTCGTCTTCCCGAACGTCGTGAAGCCACCTCGCTCGAATGCGATCGCAGAAGTCGGCGGGCCTCGCGTTGAAGGTATCGGTAAGCTCGGTGTGCCCGAAGTGTGTGTCTGTGGTGAGGAGGGTTCTCATACGTCATCGTCACACATCGCTGTCGCCAGCTTGTCGTATTCCTTACCGAACTTGTGCAACTTGCGCTCGATCTTGTCGAGTTTGCCGTCCAGTATGGAGATGGGATCATCCTTGAAACCATCCCACATCAGGTTTGCGGCAATCTCGGCACGCTGAGCCATATTTAACTCCCACATGTAGGCGAGTCTCTCGATCACAGCAATAGCGTCGTCCATGTCTACCTTCATCGTAGCGTCCTTTATGCCATGGGGGTCAGTTCCATGTGATCGCCGCTCTAAACTTTAGTCTGGCGGTTGTTTACGATCTTCTGTAGCAGTCGGACGGTCTCGGCCAGAACGTCTGATTCGATATGTACGACCGGCGCGATGAGCCGACCCGGCACTGCTCTACATTCCTCGATGTATATGCTGCCATCGTGGTTCGACGTGACATCAAGGTGCGTGATGCCCCCCACAGAGATCGTGTGCTTGTTGTTATCGCAATTGCAAGCCATTGCTAGTCCTTCGTGCAAGTCGTGTTGTGCCAATCCGTTATATTTCGGATCATGTCTCGTTGTTCTTCCGTCAACTTCCGCTTGTCGAAGCAGTTACCGCACTCGCACTCAAAGAACCGTGAGTACGTCATCAGGTGCCCTTGTATCGCCCGCAGATCGTCCAAGGACAGCACGGACAGGGCATTTGTGTCATCTACGTCAACATCGCCGCCCTCGATTGGCGGGACTCGCATGATGGCCCTCTTCCCGCAGGATGGGCACTTCTTGTAGAGTTCGGTGTGAGCAGGCATAGGGCATCCTCAAGTGTGCAATCGTTGCCCCATTATACCGAATGCTAGCGACCTGTCAAGGGGGTATGGCGAAAATCTTCACCCTATGGTATAATGAGGTGATGCGGAAGGACACTAACATGACAGAAGCAAAGATCGTAGCATCCATTGTCGAGCCCGATGACGATATTCGGGTGATCCGTAAGCACGGACAAATCGTGCTGGTCGAGATCACAGACACTTTCCACAAGAGCGCCGAGCCAGACATTGACCGCTGGACGCCCGCCGATCCGGTGGCCAAACTGGTGCAGATTCTCAACGACCGTAGCTATCGGCTCGGTTTCGCGGCGGCCTTGGCCTCAAACCTCTCATAACGCCACTCATATACGCGACTTATATGCCAAGGCTGTCGTACGCCAGTCGCTTGGATAATGTCCAATTGTATGCTACATTAGTAGTAATGCGGATTTATGTATGATCCGATCATATCTGGCCTTGAGAGGATTCCTTTGATGAAGCTTGGTAAGAAGCAGACTATCTTTCTTGGGATTGCGCTGGCTGTCAGCCTGTCGCTCGCAGCGTGTGCGGGATTTGACTGGGGTGATGTCGTGCAGACTAACGTTCCATCAAATGTTCAAGGCACTCATTCGCTTCCCGCGAAGATGTCGCTGAATGAATCGCAAGTGCGGTACAGAGAATGGTTTGGCGAAACCCAATCGACAGGCCTACGCTGGAAGAATGAGATCGAGCGTGCAAATCACGTCAAGACGATGTTGGACGGCCTGACGCTGCACGCGCTGGCCGAGGTTGGCCCCACTATCGCGGGATTCCCCGTCTTGAGTGGGCTACTCCCGTTCTTGACCGCCCTTGTTGGCATCGGGATACGCCGACCTGGTGACGTGACAAAGGACGAGTTGGCCAAGCAGAAGGAAGCCGCCTACAACAAAGCATTGAAAGAGGGTGCCAAGCTCTCTTCCACTAGCGCCTGACATCACTAAAAGCGGGAGATAGAAATGCCTTTTAGGGTGCCTTTGGCAATCGGTGGCCTCTGTGAAATGGTGAAGACGTTGTTCGGGATCATTGCCGTTACTACTGGAAGTGGGGCTGCTGTGCTGGCCGAGTCGGGAACGACAACCCTTACACTCGACATGCAGACCGTTGTGACGATCGTCGGCATGGTGGTCGGTGGCGGCTGGGTGATCGCATACGCCATTCAGCAGTTCACGGGGGAGCGTGCAGCGAGCAGTGCCGAGATTGCGAACCTCAAGGAACAGATACGAGTGCTGGATGATAGGGTTCGCGCCCTGACACGCATCGTTGAGTCGCAAGACGAATAACGCTCTGATCAGATTGGACCAGGGAGCCCCCGCCACGACGCGGGGGTTTTCTTATGCAATCGTTGCACGATCGACCTTGACAGGCACCATGAGTCGGGTATAATAATCCACGTACAGCACCGAGTACCGTAGAAACCACGTAAGGGTTTCCCCGTATTGACAACCCACTGTTTTGCTGTTATACTGTCATAACCTACTTGACGCAAAAAATCTATATATAGTGTATATAGGTGTATAGAGTGTAGAGATGTACAGCACAGCAAAAAGGCATTTCAGTGATTCACTCAGATTCAGGTTCTCTTGACGATGCTTTCCCGCGAATGACCTTGTTCCCTTGACGCCCCCTAACCGAAGAAGGCCCCAATATGATCCCCGCGTTGAAGATTTCCGCCATCGCGATCACCTCCGCCTTGTTGCTCTGGCTGACGTGGACGTCGTTCCTCTTGGCTAGCAGAGTTCATCTTCTTGAGGCCAGAGAACACGCCACGACGACATCTGCTGTGGCTCCACAGGACATCCCCGCGCGCCCCGATATGAATCAGCCCTTCAACAAGCAGTTGGTCACGTCGACAGCGTACTGTCCTTGTGATAGGTGCTGCGGCGAGTTTGCTGACGGCATCACGGCCAGTGGGCGATCGGTCTACACGAATGGCTCGAAGTTCATAGCGGCTCCCGCGAATGTGCCCTTCGGCACCTGGGTCATCGTCCCAGGCTATCACGACACGGCGGTTCCCGTGCTTGACCGTGGCGGTGCCATCAAGGGAGATCGCATTGACGTGTTCTTCCCCACGCATCAAGATGCGCTGAATTGGGGGGTGCGTGAGATGACCATTACGCTATTCCCGCCAGAACGATGATATTTCACATTGAAATCTCCCGAATGTGTGGTACAATGCACTAACGAACAAGCACTCATGCAATCATTGCACGGAAAGGACCGACACGGTCACCTTTGACGACTTTGATGTGGTGATACGAGAGCGTGAAGACGAAGATGAGCCATTCGAGTTCTGGAAGAAAGCGTAAAACCTGCAATGGAAGAGAAACCAAAACGAGTGCCGAAGGCGGAGAAGGTCGCGGCGAATCCGCATTACAGGGCGTCGATAGCAGCCGTGCTGGCGGGGTTCGAGACCAGATGCGAGGCTGAGAGGCATTCTGGCGCGTTGAAGAGGCACGCAAGGGGCTCGCTGGCAGCCGCGATCAAGCTCCGCTGTATTGAGTGCTGTGATGGCACCACACGGGGCGTCAAGGAGTGCAATTCCGTCGCCTGCCCGATGTGGATACACCGCCCGTACCAGTTCGAGCACCACAAGCGACCAGAATCTCGTCAGGTGGCCCCTGATAGCGAGTTATCGTAGCAGAATGGGGTACCAGCAAGTAAGACGCCCCGTAGGGGGTTCAAATCTGGAAGCAGTTAGAGATGCCGTACGAGCCGTTAGATGGGATATGCCATTGGTAGAACGAGAACCTCTCACAAGGGACTTCTTTGAGTTCGAGTCAAACGGATGGTGTATTAGAATGGCGAACGTCACGATGAAGCGATCTGACGACGGGACAGATGTCATCCTATCCGGCGACGTGCTGTCCATGTACCGAACACAAGACATTGACGAGTTTATGCAAGAGCAAGGCGAACCAGACCTCGTGCAATAATTGCACCCACTGGGTGTAGCTCAGCTTGGCGGAGCGCTTCGTTTGGGACGAAGAGGTCGCTGGTTCGAGTCCAGCCGCCCGGATTCTTTACGAAAGGACGACATGATGCCCCCATCAACAACTGCATTCGAACCTCTTGAGCCAAGGCTGTTTCTCAGTGCTTATGGTGCATCCGACTTGGACACATCTGCGGTCATGCTCGGCAACGTGCGGGTGTCCGTGGTCCTTATGGAGTCGGACGGATCAATTGACGCGAACACCGAGGATTGGACTGCCGATGAGATTTCCAAGATCAAGGGAGAGCTGATCGACGGTGCGGCGTGGTGGGAAGACACGCTGTACGAGCAGTTCCCGCTCAATCCGTACCCGTTGACCTTCACGTTCGACTTCACCTACGCCGACAACCCAGTGGCTACGGGATACGAGCCCATCACACGGACGTATGATGAATCATTCTTGTGGACTGCCGAGTTCATAGCATCCGTTGGGTTTGACACCTCCGGCGACTTGTGGCACGACAGCAAAGCGTGGGATGACGCGGTGCGTGACAATGCCGGTGCCGACTGGGCGTTCACGGTGTTCATCGTGGACTCCAGCAACGACTTAGATGGGCAGTTCGCGGACGGCTACTTTGCATGGGCTTACCTCGGCGGGCCTTACCAGGTGATGACCTACGATAACGAGGGGTGGACCATTGACCGAATGGACATGGTCTTCGCCCATGAGACTGGTCACATGTTCTTCGCACTGGATGAGTACCCCGGTTCGTGGGATTACTATCAGCGGTCTGGATATTACAACACGCAGAATCTCAACGCCTATGAGCTCAACTCCTTATATGAGTTCCGAGTGCCAAGCATCATGGCTGAGGTCAACAAGCAACTTGTCGCGTGGGCCGAGCACACCTCGTCACCATCAAGTATGGCCATGCTCGGCTGGCAGGACAGCGACAGCGACGGCATCTTCGATATCCTTGACGTCCCGCACGGTCTGCGAGGAGTCAGCCAGCACATTGGCGACACTTTCCTCTTTACCGGGTCCAGCGAAGTCCGCACACTTCCCAACCTGAATCCGCAGGTCAACGGATACAACACGGTCAACGACTTCACGCTGAATGAGATCGACGCCGTACAGTACCGTTTCGACAGTGGTGTGGCAGTCAACACCCTGACGCCAACACACACGTTCACCGAGGCTGGCGATTACGAGGTCACGATGACCGTGATCAGTGCGGACGGTGAGGGCGTCACCGATACCCTCACAGTATCAGTCGTAGAACCATCGGCGTCCGCTCTGCCTTTTGCTGAAGACTTTACGGACACCAACACTTTGCTGACATCAACGCTAGGCAGCATGCTCATCGAGGACGGTGTGGCGTGGGTGTATGGGCACTGGTGCCACTGACGCTGTTGCTACCCTTCCATTCGGCCTGTTACTGCCAGACGCCTTCTCTATCACTGTGGACGCAACTTCGACGCTTGGTGGAAACTTCCTCAACGCTTTTGTGATCTTCGACTACATCAGCCCCACGAACTTCAAGTTCGCTGGTATCATGGCGGGCATGCACCAGTGGGCCATTGGCTATAGGAATGCCAATACATGGGTGACCGTGGCCACACTCAAGGATCAATCCGTTACGATCTTCGATGAACGCGAACTGCGTGTCGAGATCGACGGTGGGCATGTCGCCTTGTATGGTGATGGGCAACTCCGGGCCAGTTACAATTTCGCTGGCGATGTGACACGGGGCACTGTGGGATTGGGCACACAGAATGCCGTAGGCATTTTCGACAACTTGGTTGTTGAGGAATCCGCCTCAGCATTCGCGGCACCCATGGTTGGCGATGTATCGCTGGCGACTACTGCCCTTGGGACGTTGACTCCTGTCTACGGCACCTGGCAAAATGACGGTGGGGTTTACCGTGGGCAGAGTACAGGCGACGCTGTGGCTGTCTTTGGGGCATCCCCAACTGACACCGAGGCAACGATCTCTGCTACGCTGACCGCAGCTACTGGCGGAGCGTGGCTGAATGCCTTCGTCATCTTCGATTATATCAGTGCCACGAACTTCAAGTTCGCAGGGACGTTTGCTGGGCAGGATAAATGGTGTATCGGCTACCGAAACGCCAATGGCTGGAAGATCGCCGAGTACGTGGACAACGAGCCAATTAGTACGGATGCCGAATATGCCATTGAGATCAACTTGGATGGCGGCAATGTCTCCCTGTCCGTAGATGGCGTCCACAAGGTTTCATACAACTTTGGCGGCGATGTGACAGATGGTCGAATCGGCCTGTGTACACGAAGAGCCATTGGAGTATGGTCTGACATCACCCTTACATCTCCCGATGCGGCAGTAGATATGTTTGCGGGGTATGACCAGATGGTCTATCTCGGAGATCCTGTGCAATTCGCTGGGGCGGCCTCTCCTGACTACACGAGCATCGTGTGGGACTTCGGTGACATCGCCAGCGACGACTGGACGACGGCTGCGACCTACGTGTCACACGTTGCGCAGGATATAGATATCGCTATCGACACATCTGGCATCGCGATCGGGTCACACACGATTGAGATACGGACGATCTACATGCTGACCGGCGTCACATCCGTGGTGTGGGGAGACACCTTCGACGTGACCGCCTGACGCAACAACCAAGGTAGCTTAACGAAAGGACCACAATGGTCAAGAACGAGCAAGACGACAACCCGAAGCGACCCGCCATCAAGATGGCCATCGGATGCCTCGGGATACTGGCAATTTCGATACTTCCATTTGGCCTGTGGAAGGTCTACGACATCATCGTGTGGCTCTGTACGAACGTAACTATCGGCCCGCACACTTGATGCCACGACCGAGCTTGGAGCAGTCTCACCGATGCCTGAATGGTTTCATGTTCGCAACAACGTACCCCCAATCGTCAACACAAAGTGGGGCGCGTGGGTAAGCCCTGTTGTGCTCGTGAAGCATGCTGACGGCGAGCGACGAGCCTACCTAGATCGCGGAAGAGACAACATACTGCGGTGGCTGGACGACGATACTGGTGAAATGCTTAAAGGCATCGCCGAGTGGGCGCACCTGAACACTTGACACGCACCCCTTTTTATGCTACACTGTAGCAATGGAGAAGAAGATGAAGACCGAACGACAACAGCATTTTGACGATTTGGCCGAAGTTCTGTTCTCTGCTCTGGCGTCGGAGCTAGCCAACGAGCGGGGCATCGCAGGCGTTCATTGCGTCAAGAGCTTCGATGATATGGTCACTAGGCCAGTGGTAGATTTTGCGAAGGCGCGGGTGGCAGAGTGGGCGACGAAGTACGAGGGTACGGACGACGGATCAGGGGACTGATGGAAGACACCGAAGTCTCGTCTGTTCGCGGGACCAATCGACCTGGTCTAAACACAAATCTGTCACGCTGGGCTGAGTGGCACAGGTATCGTGATGCCTTGCTGAACGACGAGGCGCATCGTGCCGAGAATATACCGGAACTGATGCGGCGGGCGTCATTAAGACTACCCTTGTTCGACGAACCAGAAGAAGACTGATATGCAACAAACCTTGATTGAAGACGCCATCGCATTCGCGTTAGATTCCACAGAGATATCCTGTAGGTAGGTCTTCGTGTATATCAACGACAGACTGAAGTGCAGGAACACATCCCACATATACATGACGGGCCACCTGCGTCTTACTACGGCACGTCAGTCAGGCAATTGTTCTACTGTCCCACAAACGACCGTGCCGTCCGCATCGAAGCAGCACAGGCTGCTTACGCGCTAAACTAGGATATCGACCGATGGGTTACGGCACGCCGGAACAAAAGGAATGCGGTCTCTTGCCTTACGTGAACCGCAATTCTCGGTATCGTCGGGCGCTTAATAAACTCACGAACAGGCTGCTCCGTCGCATGGCGAAACGAGACCCCGAGAACGCACCACGTAAGAAGTTCTACAACGGCTACCAGTATTGAGGATCAAATGAACAACCCACAAGTACCGATCAGTGTCGGCGAGGCCCTAGACAAGATCACCATCCTTGAGATCAAGGAGGAGATGATTACCGACAAGGCGGCAGTCGAGAAGGCGAAACACGAGCGGAGCTTGATCGAAGCCTCGCTAGTTGAAGCAGGTGTGCCTGCCGACGTAATGTCCGGGGAGGCTACGCGGCAACTGTACTACGTGAACCTCGCGCTGTGGAAGGCTGAGGACGCTTTCAGGGCTTCGCGGGAAACCCTGCAAGAGCACATGACGAAGGTTCGCGAGTTCACCGACCTAGCGGAAGCAATCCCAGACTTGAATCGGCAGCGGTTTGATGCCAAGCGAGCCATAAACGAGATTTGCGGCTCGACGATTATGGAAGTCAAGCAGTATCACGGCGAAGGAGCGTAGCATGTCTGTCGATTTTCAAATGTATGGCACCAAGCAGCTAACGTCCCGCGACTTAGCCCTATCTGGCGACCCGCGAGAATCCGTTGAGGCACAGGAGGAACTGCGTCAGTTGGGCATCTTCTACTACCGAGACAACCGTTCGCTAGATGGCACTGGCGTGATCATAGACGAGCAGCCGAAGAACGTGAAGGCGTGGTACTATCAGGGCGTCATGGACGACGATCTGTGGGAGATGGACGAATGGTCAGACCCGACCATCGGGTACGTCAAGAAGAACGGCGACGAATTGGCGTGGGTCGTGTTTGGGCGACAGGTTACCGTCATTGAAATGCAACCCAGTAGGCTGAAAATCCAGTGGGCCGGGACGCCGACCTCCGTTAGATAGAATTCATCGGAGATATCGTCTCCGATGAAGCTTACTCACATAGCAGTGTTTCTTCACCAAAAGCGGATACCGGTCCTTATCCGTTACCCGCGCCGCGACAACCTGGTCCTGCTTAGCGGCGGGAGAATGCTTTACAGGAAGAAACGATTGGCAAGTTCATTACACACACCTGAGCGTACGAAGCTACCAGAAACACGCCGTCACGGCGTCACGAAGCGAGTAGCGGCTTGCGGTTACGAGTTCTACTTGACGGTGAACTTCTACCCCGATACGATGAAGCCAGGTGAGGTGTTCATCGTCATCGCCAGCACAGGTTCCGTGGTCAGCGGGTTCGTAGACGCACTGGCGCTGACCATGAGTGTGGCGTTGCAATACGGTGTCCCAATTGAAGTGCTGCTGTCGAAGTATCGGCACATGCGATTCGAGCCACAGGGCCAGCCTAACTACACGTCCTTGGTGGACGCCTTTGCCGTCGCCATTGAAGATGCAATTGACGAGATAGCAGCAGACGTCATTTGATCCTATACAGGATGAAAGCATGAAGAACACAATGAGTGTTTATCAAGCCATGATGACCATTGAGAGTGCAACCCGCTCTTTCTGGTGTCGCACGGGCACATCAGATGAGCAGATTGTTCGAGAGATGGAGTCTGAGAGCGTCTACTCAACAAAAGGTCTCACGGACGTAAAGACAGTGCTCGATATCGGGGCTCATATTGGCACATTCTCTGGCAAGATGCAGCTGCTCTACCCTGATGCCAAGGTCTACGCTTTCGAGCCAGTGGTTGAGAACGTCAAGATGTGTCACAGGAACAACCCCACTATTCCCTGTTTCAATGCTGCGGTCACCGGAGGAGAAGTCCCCGTTAAGCGTACAATCCTTGGCGCTAAAACAGGCGCGAATCGCTTTGACTATGAGGCTGATGGCAAGGCTGTGTGTCCCTTTGTCTCCATCAAGGATGTTGAACGCTGGGAGGATTCATGGGACGTAGTTAAGATTGATTGTGAGGGAGGGGAAGTGCCAATTCTGAGAGCGATTGACATCTCGCGAGTCAAGGTGTTCATGATTGAGTTCCATGAGCATTACGAGACTCCTGAGAGGGCGTTAGAGGTACGACGGGTCAGGAAGGCATTGGCCGCTCGACCGGAGTTTGAGTGCATCTGTTCTGACGAGTCGTGGTTCCCTAAACTGCAACTGCGGAGGAGATGAGAACAGATGTTCAAACCTGTAGAACAAAGGAGGGACTGGTATCAGTCTGTCGAACTCCCCGACAAGATCATTGAGGGGTGCGGACCAGGCAGTAGGGGGATTGATGCGATGAATCGACGTTGGGAGATGGTTACAAGCCACCTTGAAGACGCCAACACGTCATTCCTTGACGTAGGATGTGCCGAGGGTGGATTCCTCGTAAAAGCTGCCAACTACGGGTTCTCTGTCCTCTATGGTGTGGAGGTTGCCGCCTCTCGACGGAATCGGGCACTAGAAGCCATTGATGCGTGGATGGACAACGGCCTTGCTCTTGACGAAGACCCCGTCATATTTGGCGACATTCATAGTGCAGATAGGTGGTTTGACGGTGGTAAGGCAGACATCACTATCTGCTTCTCCATGCTCCACTACGTTAGAGACGTCTTTCATTTCCTTGACACCGCGATCTCTCTCACTAAGCACAAGTTCTTCTTCGAGTTCCCCGTGCAACCAGAGAGCCAAGACACTGTGAGTTACAGGGGTGCCGAGAAGAGTGGTGTCGTCTTGCCATGGTGGCTTCTCAGAGATCGTATGAGCACACTCGGAACCATCGAGGTCATCTCGGACCCACACAAGAATCAGGTCGGGCGGAGAATAATTGGATGTCTCAGCGTAAACTGATTATAGCAACCGGGCACCTCTGTGCAGGTAAGACATGGCGTATTAAGCATCTCTCAACCAAGTTCAAGAATGAACGGGGTAGGGGTCTTGCCTCTCTTGACCTTGCATGGATTGACTGGGCATCTTCTGGACCCGATACCGAGGATTACACCTTGGGTCTCATCGACATCTTGGAGGAGTGCTGCAAGAGCACAGCAGAATCTCGCCGTGCTGGATCAATCAAAGGATCTCTTGCTCCCTACTTGACTCATTTTGGGGTTCAGGTGCAAGTGAAAGACATCAACCGCAATGTGACGAGAGCGGCACAAATCCTCAACCGGCTTCTCATGCGTCTCAAAGACTATGACATAGGGATTGCGGAATGTCGGTACATGAACAAAGAGGAGAGAGCACGAATCATTAAGACCGTTACTGATGATCTACCGCACACGACCTATCTGAACGTCATGCGCCCCGAACCCTCGGACCTCGTGACGAGATGCCACAGACGCTACCCTGTTGCATGCGGCAATGTGACGGTCGAGGGTGTCACTAAATACTATGACACCATCTACCCCGCCAAAGACTTTCTGAGCGAACCTTGGGATGTCATCCAGTATTGCGTGAATGCGAACGACGAGTTGAAGGAACCACCGAAAGACGACAATTGATCCTATACAGCATCCATTTGGAGAAGTGCGGTGGCACGACGCTCGACCTCATTTACCACGACAAGATTGGCGAGAGATACGTCCGCGCCTCGCCTAGGCAATCGGCCTTTAGCCCAGATGCTTACAAAAAGCAGTATCCCGACAATACGGTGTTCCACGGGCACTTCAGCTATGGTGCTCACCGGCATCACGCCGAGTCCTACCCGATCGAGTACACCACGGTCTTGCGGGAGCCTGTAGATCGCTTTGTGTCTCACTATTACCACGTCACGACGCGCAAGGATCACCCCCAGTACCCGACAGTGCAGGGCATGACCATCGGGCAGTACATGGACACCGATATGTGTCTGTCCGTGAAGAACATCATGACTCGCCGATTGGCGGGAGTCTGCGACAACGAGTCAGACCTGACTATCGCCTACTCACGGGCACTAGCGAACTTGAGAACATTCCCGCTTGTAGGCGTCTTGCAGCACCTTGACGAATACCTCACAGCGATGGCCCAGCGATACGACTTTGAGCCGACACGGCTCTCTCGGAGCAACGTAGGCAAGCGCAAGACACTGGCAGAAATCCCAACGGCCACCCTCGACCGGATTCGAGAGGAAAACGATTACGACATCAATCTGTACGAGCACGTCCTGCAACGATTGCAGGAGAACAAAACGAAGGTACTAAGGAGCACGCCATGACATGGGAACGGGCGATCCGCAGGCCAGCAACCTACGTACACCCACTCGTATGTAGACGAGTTACTCTCCGACATCACATCCGAGATCACAGAACTAGAAGGAACATCCAATGACTGACCGAGTAGAGAAGTTCTCCGAATGGCTCACGAGTGTCCGCAACCAACTCGACGACCTCTCCGTTGAACTCAAAGAGAACAGCCTGGCAGTCCGCCGCACTGGCGGGACACTCGACCCCTCGTGGGTGCTTGAGCGGATCGTATACGAACAAGAGCGTGGGCTACGCCTTCAGAACGAGTTGCACATCCTGCGCTCGCTGGTCAGCCGCATCTTCCTCGGGATGTCCGACGAGTCACAAGAGGTCATCCTAAACGACGTAACCCTTTCTATCACAGCAGCTTGCGATGCTAAGCGAGAACTCGCCAAGAAGGTGCCAAAGCCTAAGCCAAGTATCGTTGTACCAATCCCGCAACCACTGAAGCTCTGCTAGCTTGAACCAATCTCTCACATTGTTTGGATTATCTGCAATTGTATGCTAAACTATAGGTACGCCTTGGTTTAGATTCACGGTGCCTATTGCAGACAAGCATCGACAGCCCAACCTCCGTAATCGAGACCAACCTAGTCTCCATGACGCGAGAGGACCGCGCGAACCACGCCTTCGACATGAAGATGCGTGGTTTGTCCAATGTAACGATCGCCAATGAGCTAGAGGTGGATCGGGGCACCGTGGCGCGGTATCTCAAGGAGCACACCGAGCGGTTCCGCGAGTCGTTCGAGGGCGTACATGCAGCCGACCTGATCGCAGAGAACATTGCTTGGCTTGACGAGATCGAGCGTGTGTGCCTCTACGAGATCGCCAATATGGGCGACGACGAACTTATCGACATGGATACGGGGACGGTCACCCGTCGCAAATCGTCTATTGCCACTGACAAGAACCAGTGGGTCAAGTCGCTGCTCAAGGCGCGGGAGATGAAGACCAAGCTACTGATGGACACTGGTGTCATCCCGAAGGTGGCAGAGCGGCTATACCACAAGCTGGTTGATAGCCGTGTTGATGAAGCAGCCGACGGCGTCGAGATGAGGACACGGGAGCAGATTATAGCGGACATCGAGGCCAACATCCTTCCTAGCACGAAGTCGCTATCTGGATGACTACACTAGCACTACCAACCGAATATACCGACGGAAAGTCTACCGAGCAGCTTCTAGCCCTTGAGAAGCTACTACAGATTCGGGCGACGCGCCTGCACTTCGCCAAGGACTGCCACAGGAGCACCAACGGCAACAGGATGCAGTTCGACTCGTTCCCGCACATCGTTGAGTTGTACAACAACCCGTCGCCGCACATCGTGCTACAGGGCTCGGTTCAATGTATGAAGGCGCTGCCCGACGACGCGATGGTCCACACGCCGACCGGCTGGCGGCAGAACGGCGATCTGAAGGTAGGGGATGCTGTAACGAGGCCCAGCGGCGGCGAGGCCCGCATTACGCACGTGCAGCCGTTCAAACAGACGCAGATGTACGCATTTACGCTATCAGACGGTCGGCAAGTGGAAAGCTGCGAGCATCATCTGTGGAAAGCGCGGCGAGAAGATCAACCCGATTGGCAGGTCCTGTCTACCCAAGAGATCATGGCCGACCTTGATAATCACACGTTCGATCTTCCTACAGTGTCTTGGCTCAACGTAAGTGCAGCGTGGATCGAGAGTGCGAAGCCCTCTCGCATAGCCGATGCGACTTGCATCATGTTGGACGACGACGAGCACCTGTATATCACTGACAACTACGTCGTGACGCATAACAGCGAGTGGCTCGTGGTTGACCACCTTGCCATGGCGCATGAGGGCCTTCAGGTCTTCTTCGTTGTACCGAAGTTCGAGATGCGTAACACCTTCGTCCAGAATCGGGTGAACAGGTGTGTCGAGCGCGTGGACGAGTACAAAAAGATCATCGGCGAGTCGTTCTTTGACAGTCTGGCAATCAAGTCGTTCGGCAAGGGCGTCATCAAGTACGTTGGGTCCAACGTACTATCCGATTTCAAGGAGTTTCCAGCAGACGCACTCATCGCCGACGAGGTAGACGAGTGCGACGCCGAGAACCTGCATTACGGCAGGGACCGCCTCAAGCACTCGATGTTCCAGTTCTATCGCTTCGCGGGGAATCCAAAGTTCGAGGGAAAGGGCATCAACGAGCTTTTCCAGGACAGCGACAGCAGAGAGTGGTACGTACCTTGCGTCACCTGCGGTGAGTACGCAGAGACGGACTGGTTCAACACCGTGGTCGAGTCGGTCAAGGACACGGAAGGTAACGTGCTCCATTACCGTCTACGCGACACCGAGTGGGAGGTCGGCATCGGGCGAGACATCCACATGATCTGCCCCAGATGCGGTGGGACGCTAGACCGCACTAGCAAGGCCGGTCGGTGGATTGCGGCCAACCCAATGCATCCTATCGTCGGGTATCACATTCAAATGTTGTGCTGCCCGATCAACCCCGTGGCTAGGATGTGGGCCGAGTTCTCGAAGGCGCAGCACGACCCGGTTCGGCTACAGCACTTCTATAACTCGTCTCTAGGGCTCCCCTATTCTGCCGAGGGCAGCAAGATCACCGAGAGCCTGCTCTCCAAATGCGCCGACACCAGTATGCCATTCATCCTTGAAGGTACGCTGGCCCACATCCCCAACCACAAGCATGCTGGACCGTGCGTGATGGGGATCGACGTTGGGGGTAACTTCGATGTGCATATCAGCTCGAAGGAAGACAACCCCAAGCGACGTGCCGCCTGCATTGGGAAGGTCAAGGGACTCGACGACCTATATGACTTGGTGAAGCGATACAACGTGCAGAATTGCGTGATCGACTCCATGCCGGAAGCGAATCTGGCTCGCGACTTCCAGATTGGGTGTATGTCGCTCGGTTGCGACGTGTGGCTGTGCCGATACGGCTCCGAGGGCGTGGACCGCTCTCACAAGCTCAATGTCATTGACCGCGTCATTACCGTGGACAGGACATCCGCTCTTGACAGATCGTTCGGGCAGTTGCGATCCAAGCAGAATATACTTCCAGCCAACTTCGGTGCTATTCAGGGCTTCGTCGGCGAGATGTGCCTGCCGATCAGGCAGGTGACCACGGACAACCGTGGCAATACGAAGTACGAGTGGAAGAAGGGCGAAGATCACGCCAGACACGCAGATACCTACGCTATGCTCGCAGATGATCTATTCGGCGAGGCTACGATAGAGGATGTCTATGTCGGATGAAGACGTACAGATCGTGACCGATCCCAAGGTGCAGGCTATCATGGCAGAGGCCGCGACGGATGCGCCCGAGATTACGCAGGCATTCATCACCGACGGCGGCGACTTGATGTCGTCCGAGAAACTGATGGCCAAGATCGGCGAGAAGCCGCACGAGGAAACCAAGTCAGCGGCATCAAGTGGCGTGCTAGAGATGAGACGTGGCGTTCGTAAGTACGTGGACGGATCGAACCAGTCGCCTCGCGGGATGTCCGAGTGTACCGACCTCTCCGAAATACCCATCGTTGAGCCGCAGTATGATCCGTGCATTCTAGCGGCCTTCATGGACCTCGATGAGACGAACTACCGATGTATCTATGCAAAAACCACCGACTCGGTGGGTAGGCCATGGACACTACGTGCATCTCGAATGCCGGATGGCTCCCCGTTAGACCCCGCTGCCGCAAGCGATCCTGCCGTGTCACTTCGCGTGAAGACCGAGACCGCCGCGATCACTGAGTTCATTGAGGAGTGTAACGACCCGACGGGGTTCGACAGTGTCGTATTCCGATCTTGCATGGACTATGAGGGCATCGGCTGGGGCGCCTTGGAGGTCATCCGTTCACGGGACAAGAAGATACGTCGGCTAGACCGCATTCCGGCCACACGGCTTCGCGTCTTACGTGGATGGAAGGGCTTCGTCGAAAAGCTGGAGTCCGATCAGAATCGCTACTACCAGTTGTTCGGTCGCAAGGTCGTCAGCAAGAGCCGCAGAGACCCCATCACGGACCTCCCAGAGCCCTACAACCCATTGAAGGACGGCCCAATTGACGGCCCGAACACCGAGTGGAATCTGGTTAACAAGAACACGGGCGCCCCGACGGACAACTACGAAGAGTCTGCTACCGAAGTTATCTACATTCCAAAGGACCACAGCAACTCCATATACTATGGCATTCCCGACATTGTGTCGGCCTCGACAAGCCTCCTGACGAATATCCACATCCGCGAGTACGTGATCCAGTTCTTTGAGAACAACGCGATCCCGCGTTACGCAATACTGATTGAGGGCGCGAATATGTCGCCCGAGGTACAGCGGACGATTACGACGTTCTTCAAAGAGGGCATCAAGGGTAAGAACCACAAGACACTGATCATACCAATCCCAGCGACGGGCGGTCAGGTCAAAATCAGATTCGAGCGACTCGACGCCGACTCACAAGAGGCGAGCTTCCAAGAGACCTACAAGGCACAGCGAAACAACATCCTTGTTGCTCATGGCGTGAGTCCGGCTATCATCGGTATCGCAGAGGCAGCTAGTCTAGGTAGTGGCAAAGGGTTATCGCAGGCCGAGATATACAAGGACCGCATCGTCACCCCACAACAGAACTTGTGGGAGAAGCACCTAAACCGACTGTTCCGATATGGCCTCGGGACTGTGATGGTGGACCTTGAGTACAACGACCTCGATATCCGAGACGAGGACGCCGACTCACAGATCATCGAGCGATACACGAAGAACGGCGTGATGACACGTGACGAGGGTCGAAAGCGAGCACGACTGGCGGGTTCGATTGATGGCGGCGACGTAGCTACCATCAGCGACCGATCCATCACACCCGTCGAGACCCTTGTGGAATTCGACGGCACAGATCAAGCAACGAAAGAAGCCGAGGAACGCGCCAGAGCGATAGAGGAAGACCTGCGTCTACGTGAGGCAAGGCGGCGAGAAGACGAAGTGAAGGCATGACAGCAACACTCGAAGCAAAACCCGTAGCACAGAAGTCCACAGCCTTCTTGATACGCTCCGCGTCAAGAGGCCGTCGGATTGCTGTCGAGAAGCACTTCGAGTCGAAGATGAAGGACTTCCTCGATCTATGGAATCAGGAGTTGGCCGACATCCTAATCGCTGGCGGCGTCTTGGACGCGGCGCAGCGACAGGCGGTCACACTAAAGAGCCGCCCGCTGTCGGACGAAGAGTTCCAGCGTGCCATGGAGGAGGCTCTCACGCAACTGTTGGCGGTATCGTTCGACACAATTCTCGACAGCGACTTGCGGGCCACTTTGAATAGGATTTGGTTGACGCACCTGCTAATGGCATACGAACTAGGTGCAACGATTGCAGCAGATCACCTGGGAGTCACTACGAAGGCCGCAGACGCATTTGTATTTGAACTCACAGACGCATCTGTCATAGCGGCCCTCGAAGGACGCGCGATCAAGTACGGTCGTGGCTTGATTGCGAACACCATCTCCGAGGCCCGCACTGCGATTCGGGATGGCTTCTTCTTGGGCACGAAGACCCTAGATGAAGTGGCGGACACAATTCGTGCTGGCAACGGCATTACGGCAACTCGTGCGAGGATGATTGCCAGAACCGAGACACAGGCTGCCTACGGTACAGCGATGTTCGACATGTTCCATCGTTCGGGTGTGAGTCGAAAGCGATGGTTGACGGTCGGAGACGATAGAGTGCGCCCCACACACGTCGATAACGCAGACGCGGGCTGGCTCGGCATGGCAGATGCTTTTCCTTCCGGTCAGAGACACCCCGGCGACGGAGTTGATTCGATTAACTGTCGCTGCTCATTAGAAGCGGACCTAGACGATCCTCATCTTATCCTAAGACCTTGGGACGGTAGCGGCTTCGCGCCACTGCCATCCATTCCGATTGGAGACTAGCATGGACACCGTAGTTAAGACTGGCGACCGGCAATTGCTCAGCGTGTCGTCGCCGATGAGCTTGGCTGACCCGATGGAAGACACGGACATCGCGAAGATTCGCGGGTTCATGTCCGTCGAGATCGAGGACCGCAGCGGCGACTTCGTCCTCGCAGACGAGTTCAACATCGAGAGCTTCATGGCCAAAGCGGTCTTGATGTACAACCACCGCTTCTGGCGTGACGCCCACGGAAACGAAGTGTCCATAGGCGTCGTGAAAGAGATGTTCGTCGCCACCATTGCAAATATCGAGGGTGACGAGGAGCAATATGCAGTTGTCAGACTAGACACAAACGAGATCGTCGATAGTTACCCCAAGCGCATCGCGCCCGACATGAGAGTTGGCATGAAGGGTGTTTGGGTAACCGCCGAGATCACTGTCCCCGAAGTTGCCCAAAAGGTCCGCGACGGCGAGCTTAACTCGTTCAGTTGGCGTGGACTCGCGAAGGTTGGGCAACGAGAGATGCCGGACGGTTCGGTTCAAAAGCTCCTCACGAACATCGAGCTATTTGAAATCAGTGTAGTATACATACCTGACAATCCTGCCGCGACCTTCGCTGTGGCTAAAGGGATTGACGACATAGAAGGCGACCTGATTCTCTATTCAGTCCGCCTCGACAGAACGCGGTTTGAAAACGAGCGTATGGCAAATGAGTACCTGAACTTACACGACTTTAACGATGACGGAGTACACGAGGGCCAGTCAGCTTACCACGCAATTCAGAAGGCGCTTGAGGACTTCGATGAGCGAAAGCTGATAGTAGTAAAACTAGCAGACGGTGTGCAGGCCGTTGTTGGTCCCTTGAGAGAGAACTCACAACCGAAGCCCGAAGTAGGGCTTGGCACACCGTTGGAGGATAGTCTTCTCCACCGGTTTCAGGAATGGTCAAAACAACAGGAGCCTCTTATGAGCAACGATGACCAGAAGGCTTCCGAAGCGGTGGAAGATCCCGTTGAGGAAGCTACGAACGAGAGCCCGTCTATTTCAAAGCAGTTGTCGGAGTTAGCGGACACGATCGCTACCAAGACTGCTGAGAAGATGGCCGAGCTTAACGCGCCACAGATGACTGCAATGACGGAGACCATGCAGAGCTTTACTGACACCATGAAGAGTGTCGGCGACGCGATGAAGGCCCTGTCAGAGAAGCAGGAAGTGTCCCCAGTCGAGCCAGCAGAGCAGGCAGCCGACGAGTCGGCCGAAGCCACTAAGGACGCACAGAAGTCCTTTAACGACGCGCTGAAGGCCCTGACTGCCAAGCAGCAGGAGAACGCAGCCCAGATCAGTATGCTGGCCAAGACTGCGCAGGCGTCCGTCGATCGCGCAGAGACCCTCGACAAGACCAAGGGCGAAGACCCGAACGCGATGTTCAACTCGCAGTTCAACTTCATCCCTGGTCTCAATCAGTAATCGCACGTCTAACGAAAGACCTTTAGGAGAGCACTCACATGAGCAACTCAGACCTTGACTTCAAGGTTCCGCTCAGTCGCATTCAGAAGACGGCGATTGACGAAACATCACTTCCAAACTCCGTAATGAACCGGCAGCAGGCCGACAGGTTCATTGATCTCGTGATCAACGAATCGGTCCTTATCCGTCGATCTCGCGTTGTGCGCGTGAACTCGAATAAGGGCGAGGTGCAGAAGCTTGACCTCGGTAATATCGTTACCGAAGGTGCTTCGACGACCAGTACGCCAACCACGCGCATTCCGCAGGAATCCGTGCTGACGTACGACACCGAGAAGTACCGATCTGCCTTCGACCTGAAGACCGACTTCACCGAGGACAACGTCGAGGGCGCAGGCGTCCGTGACACGTTCCTCAATATGTTCGTCAAGCGTATCGCGACCGACAGTGAACTCGCCTATGTCAAGGGCGACGCTTCGCTGGTGACCGGCGATGGTCAGACGAACGAGAACAACCTGCTTGGACGTGAACGACGGCCTCCAGACGATTCTGGTTGCCGAGGTTCCTGCCGCACAGCAGATTGATGCTGCTGGCGCTGCGCCTAGCAAGCAGTTGTACTACGACATGCGACGGGCGATCCCAAGCCGTTACCGTGTCGAGAAGCCGAACTACGTCTGGATCGTTCCGTCGGGCACCGCTGACAAGTGGAACCTCGACTGGACCGATCGAGCGACCGCCGGTGGCGACCAGTCGCTTGCGAGCGGCCTGTCTCCGGGTCCGTTCGGCATCCCCCTGCTTGAGGTTCCCCTCATGCCGGAAGACCTGACGTACGGCACTGCCGGTACTGACGGCAGCCAGATTTGGTTGACGCCACTGAATAACCTGGTGTACTTCATTCAGCGAGACCTGACCGTAGAATGGGAGCGGGTGCCTCGCCAAGATATGTGGCAGGCTACGATCCACTTCCGGGTCGATTTCGAGGTCGAGAACCCAAACCTGGTGGTCATCTCGAACAACGTCTCATTGAGCGGCAGCGACTACACCTAAACAGTGTACCCCGACGGCAAGGGCTTAGCGGCCCCTGCCGTCTTTATGTCACTTTCGTCGATTAGCGGCATGCTGGTGCTGATAGATGGCAAGCTCGCACAAGGAGAGATGTGCTGTGCCTGTGATAACTGCCCGTCGGATGTGAGTGGGTGTTCCGCATCCTTCACCATCAACTTTAGCAATAACAGCAGCAACCTTGCGTTTGAATGCAGCCCAGGTTGCAGTGGGTATATCACTACCTCCACAAATAACACGCTAAACATGAACGCGACTACGTGGAGCGGCCTATTGGCTAATAGTGGGGCTTGCGGGTTGTGCCCCTTCGCAACATTACAGTGTGTCGAGGGCCTCGGTTGGGTAATCCGCCTACAGGATGGGGCGGCCACCGTTAATGATATGTACCCGTCTGGTTCGTCACCGGCGAGTCCTAACTACGCAGCATGCCCGCCAACTGGCGCGTGGGCATCTGCGGCAGGATCAGGATTCACGTTTGCGGCAACGCTAACATAGGGGGCAATATGACACGTAAAGCAATCATTACTTGGCTAACAGGAATATGCCGGGTAGGGGAGGATTGTGAGAAGTATGGAGACCCTTACGACATAGCATTCAATCTTCAGTGGTTAGATGACGGCCTCTATGAGATGACTGGGGTTGACAAACCACTCACACGCGAAGACCGCGTGGCCTTCATCGACGCCTTCCACAACGCGGGGGTCAAGCACCTGAAGACGAGGCGCGTCAATAAGGACGGGCAATCAAGGTCAAAGACGATTGACGTCGAATCGGTTCACAACAACCAACGTGAGGACAAAGACAACTGATGTCAGGAGAACAGTCGCCAACCATAACAAGTCCGGCAAGTGATTTGGCCGATGCCCGCATTGACTATGACTGTCAGGTGAAGCCATCATTGCGCACGCCAGAGATGGCCGCGCTTGCAGAGAAGGCATGTCTGAGCACGGGCGAACCCGAGGGTGACGAACTGCTGGTGTGTCGTCGCGGAGGCATCCCGGTCGCGATGGTCTCTATGACGACGCACCGAGACAGCCACGAGTTGCGTGACTTCGCAAGCACGGAGACGGGCAGCGGCGCGCTCGTGTTAGCCCAAGCTGTAAAAGTAGTCCGCGACGCAGAACCGACGGCTAAAATATGGCTATACGCGAGGAAGACAAGCTTAAACTACTTCAAGGCCAGAGACTTTGTCGTCGCACGCGAGTATTCAGAGTCATGGAACGTCATGGAACTACCTCTGGCACCCGTCAGCAGTGCAGGAGTCAGAACTAGATGAGTGCATCTCTCTACAAACCAAACTCCACTGGTGGTGTCGTTTACTACAGTGCGGCGGCCAGCCAGCCTCCTGCTACTCAATACCCAGGCGGTAGCACATTCACTGCGGTGCAAGAGAACACCACTTCTGTAGACGACAACAACTATGGCCCACCTACTTCTGCCGTCGGTGCCTACTTCATCATGAAGTTCGATGTGGTAGAGGCCGTAGGGACAATAAGCAACATCGCCGCCACGATGAAGTTTAAGGGTGACGGCCCTTCGTGGGGCGACACCGTCGCTCTGTTCATCTGGAACTCAAACACCTCCGCATACGAACAACTCGCTTCAAAGGCCTCGCCATCCGCCAGCACGAAGTATACGCTGACCGGATCGAAGTCATCCAACATATCCTATTACGTTGATGGAACGGATGGCACGGGCACGATTTGCGCCCAAGTGCAGGGTGGCGGGTCGAAGATGTCGTATTACATCTCGTACGCAGAACTCGATGTCACCTATTCCGCCACGGCACCCGAGATCGCGATGTCCGGCAACGGCCAGAACATTGCAAACGGTGATATGACACCCAGCGTGTCAGACGACACCGATTTCGGTGGAGCCAACGTAGGCGAGACAACAGTCAGCCACACATTCACGATCACCAACAGCGGCGACGCGACGCTCACCCTCGACGGCACCCCAAAGGTTGCCTTGTCTGGCACGCATGTCGCAGACTTCACTGTGACGGCGCAACCGTCTAGCCCCGTGGCGATCAGCGGCGGCACAACGACCTTCACCATTGAGTTCGACCCCTCGGCGACAGGCGTACGAAGTGCCACGGTCAGTATCGACAACAATGATGCTGATGAAGACCCCTTCACGTTCGCCATACAAGGCACCGGCACGGCACCCGAGATCGCCCTCAGCGGCAATAGCCAGAACATCCCGAATGGATCGTCCTCTCCGAGCGTGAACGACGATACATACTTCGGTAGCACACAGATCAACTCCGGCACAGTCGATCACGTATTCACGGTCGCCAACAGCGGTACAGGCCCACTCACCCTTGACGGGACACCAAAGGTCGCTTTATCAGGCACTCACGCCGCCGACTTCAGTGTAACTGCCCAGCCAAGCAGCCCGGTTGCATCGGGAGGCGGCTCAACGACATTTACGGTACGGTTCGCACCAACTGCCACAGGGCAGCGGGACGCATCGGTTAGCATAGACAACACTGATGCTGACGAGAACCCATTCACCTTTGACATTCAAGGCACGGGCATCGACGCCGAGATCGACGTGCGAGGCAACGGCATCAGCATCGTTGACGGCACGGGGACTACCAATACCGCCGACGGTACAGACTTTGGAGATGTGACGGTATGACCAATTGGTAATTTGAGTTGCCCGCCACACCTTGACCATTCCACTATTCTTTGCGATGACACCTATGGCAACTAGCACACAAACATTCGCCATCTTTAACGTCGGCACGGAAGACCTCCTGTTGACGGGCACGCCATCAGTCACTTTGACAGGTGACAGCGAGTTTACCGTGTCGTCGCAGCCGAGTTCCACGACGATTGTTCAGAGCGACAGCACAAACTTTGAGATTACGTTTACACCTGTTACAATAGGTGTATACAACGCAACAGTTACCATACCTAACAGCGACGCTGACGAGAATCCGTTCACGTTTGCTGTCAGTGGCAAAGGTGTTCGCGCGGCTGGTGGCGGGGCCATCAACGCACAATTCTGGCCGCTGAAGTCCGGTTCGGGCGGCGGGTTCAACGAAATCTAAGGAGACCTTCGATGGCAAGTGCAGCTTCAGATCAGACTATTACGGCAGCCGAGCAGATTTTCGACGGGGACACGGATGGCGGCGGTGCTACGACGTTCATGGTGCGATGCCAGACGACCAGCGCCGTCGGTGTCGAGATTCATTGCGATACGATCCACCTTGCGGGGGAGTGGTTTGCGATCCCAGCGGGCGCATCCGAGTATTTTCGCTTGAACAACATGGGCATCAAGAAGGTATATGCCAGAGGCAACGGCGGCACCGCCACCATTGATTATGGGATTGTCGCCAAAACAGTCAACGTATGAAAGTAACACGTGAAGACAATACAACTAGTACGAGAAGGGGCCTACAAGCTCCCGTTGAGTGGTCAAATAATGGCTCGCGGCGATACAGCGACGGTGACCGATATGGAATGGAAACGAGTATCAGGTAGCGGGCGGTTCATCGAGGCACCCGCAGAGAGCTTATTCGGCGGAGCTTTGACCATCACGGACGACCCTAATCTTGACCTTCATCTGCCCCCCGACTGGACGGGCAAGAAGATCGTCGTGAAGATGGTCGGGGGTATAGGCGACTCGGTACTCTGTACGGCGGTGTGCAGGGCGTTGAAGCGCCATTCCTGTACGGTCACCTTCGCG